TCACCCGTAAAAGAGCATCAAAAGCGCGCCCAGCCGCAGGCTGGGCGCGTTTTTTCGCTTATGGGAGGCGGGACAGGAAAGGCCCTGCCCCGCTCCGATTAGGCCCTGCTGCACTTTCAGGAACGCGGTGGCGTCGGTGGCCGCGCCCTTGGGATCCACCACCTGCGCCTCGTCGCCGGCGCCCATTTCCATGATCATGCCCGGCCCCAGTTTCTTGCCGGAGTAGTCCACGCGGCCGTCCGGCCCTCGTATCCCGGACCGCCCCAGACCCGTCCCGGTCGGTATCGCCTTTTTGATCAGCACCGCCAGGCAGGCCGCGATCCGCTCTTTGATGGATACCGCGTTGATAAACTCGTTTACGTCCCGGATCCTGGTGATCGTGTGGGACATATCCGACATTTCCCGGATCTGGCTGGGCCGGCGCTTTGATTTCAGGAAATAGGCGTCCTTGGCGTCGATGTATACCGGCTCCAGCAGCCGCCACCCCTCCAGGTCATATTGCTGGATCCAGTAGCCCACCGGGCGCCGCCAGGTGTTGTACTTGATCCCGCCCACGACGCGGTTTCCTTGCCGCCTTGGGGCACTCCTGGACACGTCCAGTTCGTCCACCTCAATGGCCTGCAGTTTGAACGGGACCACGCCTCCGGGGGTATGCCGGAACAGGAACAGGATCCCGCCGTCCACTTTCTTTCTCTCCACAGCCATGCGGAGAATGGCGTTAAAGGACTGTTCCCCGGTCACGTCGCAGTTTCTGGCTTTGCACCATTGGTGCCACAGGCTTTCGATCTGACGGTTTAGGTCGTCGTCCCCGGTCTTTGCCCGCAGCGTGTAGCCCTTGCCCACCACGTTGCGTTTGTAGGCCAGGACTACGGCCTGGAGAATATCGCTGTTCCGCTCCAGGTCCCGGGCGCGGGCGCGTACCACGTCGCGGCTGTGCCGGTCTGTGACCTCCGCGCTCTCGTTGTGCGCTCTCCACCCGGAGTTGATCCGGCCGAACCCCGCCGCGTCATAACTCCGCATGGCCTCCAGCCCTTGGCGCCACGCCTCCCGTTCGTATGCTCTCTTTGGGGACACGGCCGCGATCACGCTGTCGATAAATCCCACCGTATTACCTCCCCTCGAAAAATGCCACATAGGTGCGCCCCAGCAGGGGGCCGCTTTCGTCGGCCGCCAGTTGCGCCTCCAGGTCGTCCCGGAGTGTTTTTAACATGGCCAGGTCCGCCCGTGTCAGTTGGCGGCTGCCGATCCGGTAGGACTGTCCGCCCACCAGCACGGTGGTGATCGCCTTGTTGACCTGTTCCAGCAGTTCCGCCGGGGTCGCTGTTGTATTGTCCAGTTCCATGGTGCCCTCCTGTCAGATCCAGTTTTCATTCTGCTGGATCCAGTTTTCTTCCGGGGCCGGCTGTGCCTTTGGCGGCTCCGGTTTTTTCGGCTGCCCCTCTGGCTCCTGGTTTCGCAGGAACAGGGATCGCACCTCCATAACGTCGGCGGCCGCCGCCGCGTAAACCTCGCAGTCCAAAAAGTGGTTGTCTGCGTGGGAGAATTTCAGCGCCCACCGCTGCACCTCTTTTCCGCCGGCCCGCTCGGTGATCTTATGCTCCGCCGTGACCTGCTCCGCATACTCCAGATCACAGTCCTTATGCACCATCCAGGACCCGCTCCCGTTTGGCCGCCTCATGCGGCTGGCGATCATGTCCTTGTACTTCCCGCCGTCCACCAGGACCAGTTGCATACCATTCCCAGGACGGAGAGCTGCTCCTCCAACGGGACATTGGCATTTGTGGCCGCTGCGCCCAGGCTCTCGATTGACGCGGCCATCTCCGAGCCGGTCGTCTTAAACTGCTGAACGCTGCGCGCAATCCCCGCCGAAAAAACCTCGCCGAACTCCAGGTCGGTGAGATCCTCATAATACCCCTTGTAAATGCCGTATCCGGTGGCGAACAGGCTGGTCATTTCGGCTACGGTTGACTTGGTAGCCTTGCCGGTCAGAGCGGCCAGAGTGGTGAACTCTGCCACGCCCTCGTCACTGAGGGAGGCGATGCCGCTCTTGATGTCGTAGGAAGCGGAGATAAAATCCGCCTTGGAGGTTCCGGCCCACTGGTCGGAGAAGCTGCGGGCCGCGTCTTCCACGGCCTCCAGATCCTTGACGCCCAGGGAGGCCAGCTCGCCAAGAGCCCGGCGCGTCTCGAAGGTGGCCTCCACAGGGGCCAGGGCGGCCCCCGCGATGGATGAGCCCAGCTCCGTCATTACCGCGCCAGTCTTGACCATGCCGCCGAGCGTGCCCTCCAGCTTCTGGAGCCTGGAGACGCCGCCGTTAACGCTGCTGTTGATCTTCGCCATGGGGCCGGTGATGTTGTCCACCATGTTCATGATGAGGGACAGCTTGAACACGCTCTCCAGGCTCATGGGCTGTGCTCACCCCCACCCCAGGGGGACGCCCGGGGATGTCCCGGCCCTCGCTCTCTTGCTCTCAAGTGCTGTTCACCTCCCGGTCATTCGCTGCCGAACACTTCAGAGATCGCCCGGGCAACGATGTTCTTCTCCAGCTCCTGCACATAGCGTGCCTTCGCTATGTAACTCAGGAACTCGCCGATCTCCACCTTTTCCGGGTCAAATCCCTCTAAGAGAGGAGGAGGCAAGAAGCGGTAGATCTCCAAAAGCCCGGCTTCCACCAGACTGCTTCTAACCTCCTCGGCCCGCTCTCTTAGAGCTTTTTCAAATTTACCGCGTTCGTCAGGCCCAGGATCTCCGTGAGCTTGCCCGCGATGGTCAGGGCGACGCCGGGGTATTCCTCCAGCTCAGAGGTCAGGCGATCCCTGTCCTCATCGACCACACAGTCCAGCAGGAAGGTCTTGCTGGCCCGGGTCATGCCGGACTGCTGCACGCCCTTCAGGTAGCGGTCATAAGAGGGCACGCTGGGCCTCTTGAAATAGTAGCCGAACTCCAACGCCTCGCTGTCCTCGTCCTCCCGAACAGAGCAGGACACGCGGTAGACCTTCCCGTACTTGGCCTTGAGGGCCTCCTTTTCGCTCTTGGGCGAGGTGGCCGCTGCATCGTTTTTCTTGATGTCTTCCATGACGGAATCCCTCCATATTTCCCAAATATCTTGTCTTGTACGCTTAGATTGGCTCTACGCCGTCCTGGACGATGCCGCCGTAGATTGCGAGATCCAGGCTTACCTTGACGCTCTTGTCGCCCTGAGTGACGCTGTTGGACCGCTTGGAAATCTGCACGAGCTTCAGCTCATCGACCACGGTTTTCTCGCCTTCCATGCCGTAGCTGACTACCACGGACGGGAACTGGAGCTTGAAGAAGCTGACGCCCTTGGCCTTGCAGTAGGCCAGCATCTTGTGGTAGTCATCGCGGAGCAGGGAGATCTTGCCCGAACCGGAGTAGTTGCCGGTGCCGAAGCCCCGGGGTTTGTTGCCCTTGCCGTAGACGGCCTCCTGATCCAGCTCATCGTCGTAGCTGATTTCCTGAACCTCGATGTCCAGGCCCGGGAACTTGAAGTCCACATCGGCCCAGTCGTAGGTCTTGCTCACCAGCAGGTAGATCCCCAGTGGGAAGGTGAGGAGCAGCGCCGTCCCGTCCCGCTCCTCCACGGTCTCGCCTGTGGAGGCCAGCAGCCAGATAACCGCCGAAACCACCAGCAGAGCGACGCCCATGCACCGCTGCTTTCTCATATTCATTGTCCGCGCCCCCACTCAGAGCATCATCATACCGGACGCCTGCTGGATGATTTTGAGGGTGATGGTCTCCCCGCCGCTGGCTGCCAGGATGCGCCGCACGTTGGACAGCGTCCGGTCCAGCAGGCGGAAGCACCCGGTCTGCCGGTTGCGGGCCCGGGCCTGGAGCTCCTCCAGCGCGTCCGGTGTGATGTCGTACGCCCTACCTCCTCACGGATATCACCCAGGTGCTGACGATATTTCCGCACGGTCTGGTCCGGAGGGCACACTCCGCGATACTTGCAGACCGCGTAGTTCTCCGAGTACATCTCCTGCAGATCCGTCAACAGCTTCCGCAGCTCCCGTCGAAGGGTGAGGGCCGGATAGCTGTCCGGGGCCATCTCGTCCATAGCGGTGTCCAGCTCACGCGCCATGCGGAAGGTGTTGCGGTAGACAATGCAGTCGTTATCGGGGCACTCCGCCTCCATCTTCTGCCCCAGTTGGTACAGCGCCCACGTGAAGGCGTGTCTCTTCATTCCGGGCGGAAGGTGCCGGAAGCCCTCCAGGGGTTCGCTAACAGGGGGCGGGGGCGGAACCTGGAAACGCTCGTCCGCGCTGTCCACGATACCCAGATCGGTCAGCGCCCGGACGTACCCGCAGAGCTGCCAATCTGCCGCCTCCTGGCTCAGGGCTGGTCGGCGCGTCTCTAAGAAACGCTTCTCACCCTGGAGCAGCTCCTCCGGCGTGGTTTCCAGCTCCGTGGTGCCCAACTCGGTCTCCACGATCACTGTCACCGCTGCCTCCGGCTCCTCCACATCCAGCTCGCTCTCCAGACCCCGGGCCTGCTCGATGGCCTGCTCCATGGTCTCCGCGTCGTCATACTCCAGCGCGCCCCGGTCTACCTCCAGATGGCCGGTGTAGAGCTCCGCGTCGATGACGCCGTAGGCTCCCAGCGTCTCATAGTCCCGGCGCTCCCGGTCGTTGAACCGGACCACCAGATAGCCATTGATCTTCTTCATCTTGCGCATGGTGTTCGCTCCTTCCTTCGTTCCGGTGGGTCAGCCCAGCAGGGCCGGGACGACCCGGATGCGGTCGGTGTACTTGTGCAGGATGATAAGCTCACCCGTGGGTTTCTCCCGCACAACAAGCCAGTTCTCAGGCGCAAGCCCCGCCTGTCCGAGGCGGACCTTCTGCTTGCGCGTCGGCTTCTTTCCCTGGCGCATGGCTACCTCCTTTTCATTTGTTGGAAGTTGCGGTAGAGTAAAAGCGGGCGGCGAGGGCGGCCTATCATGAAAGAAAAGAAGTATTTCAATTCCCTGGACAAACTTATGAGCGACTGTGCCACCAGTCGGCTCAAAGATCATGTACGAGATGTCCTGGTGCCGAAGATGGGCCTGACATGGGAATTTGTTTCCGCTTCGGTCGATGGGGTGATCCCCCGGGCTGAGTTTCTTTCCCGGCCCACGGATGCGGGCGTTGTGTTCCGGCTTCGTTGGGAATGGGGACCGCAGGCCGATCGCGGCCTCATAGAGCCGGTCGCTTGACTGCTAAATTAAATATTTGAGAGGGGGTGAAAGCCCTCGCCGCTCGCTTTTACTCTACCGCGACCTCCTTTTTCCTTTGACTTTTTCCTCGGTTGTGGTATGCTTTCTTTGATTTATGGTTAAATCATGGTTATAGTGTATCTCTGAAAACAGAGATTGTCAAGCGAAAAAATCTGAAATCAGATATTTTTCTCTGAAAACAGAAGGAGGTAAACATGACGATCGGTGAGCGCATTCGTCTCCGGCGGAAAGAACTGAATCTAACAATGAAAGATATATACGAGAGTGAGAACATAAAAACAGGGAATTTAAGCGAACTCGAGCACGATAAATACCTTCCATCTGTTCAAACACTCATCGCACTCGGGAGGGTTCTTAGTTGTTCCATTGATTGGCTACTAACAGGGGAGGAATATCAAGCTCCTAATAGAAATTCTGATTTCAGAACTCTCAAAACAGAGCAGGGGCTACTATGCGATGGGAGCCCTCTGAACGCAGAGGAGGCCGACCTGGTCGCCATGTATCGGCTCCTCCCTGACTATGTCCAGGAGGACTTCTTTGACCAACTCCACTGTCTCTATGAAAAATATGCGGAGCGAAAAAGGGCGTCTATCTACTGGACATACGCCGCCGACAGGGAAGAAAAAGAAGCCTCCGAAAGAACTGAGAACCAGGGCGGCACCGCCTGATTTTTTGTGCCGTTTCTGTTTAGTTCTAAATCATTTTCTTGAAGAATTGAAAAAGGGACCATAAGGCGACCGCCCGAGACCGGAAACCCCTGGGAGAGTAGCAATTCTGCAAATAAACCTCGATTTTTCAAAAATGCAGAATTGCGAGCGGGTATTTTCGTGCCTTTCCAGCCTATGGTCTGCACGCCCCGCGCACGCCGTCGCACGCCCGAAACAGGCCGCCGCCGCGCTGATCTGGCCTGGATGCCTCACTTTTCGCACGTTTTTTGCACGGTCTAACGCCGATTGCGCACGCCTCGCCCCCTTGCGCTCCTGGCCCCGCCGTGCTATACTATCCTCAAGGGCCGCGCCTACCGCTCCTCAGTCCTCCCGTGACTGCTTCCAGGGAGCGGATGGTTGCGGCCCCGCCCATGCTCATACACCCCGGAGCCGTTGATTCATGCGGCCTCCGGGGTTTTTCGCGCCCTGACGCGCCGCCGCCCGCCGTGCCCCCGCCTGGGCCCCTGGGCATGAAAAAAGAGCGCCGATCACCTCGACGCCCGTTTCCGGTCAAGATATGTGAGAATAGCCGCCCGCCGTCCCGCCGTCCGTGCCCGCTATCCCTTGATATTCCTGGGTTTTCCCACGTCCTCCCGTCCTGTCCCGCCTTATCCCGCCTTTCTCAGCTATCTTGTCTGTTCACAGCCGGCCGGATAGTCCCGCCGGTTTCGCTTTCCGCCTGGTGGTGGATTTCGTTTTTTTGACCTCGTTTCTTTTCTGATTTTTTGCCCTTCACCCCCTTTAGGGGGTGGACAGCCTCCGCCGCCCCCGGTCCGTTTGGTCAATGCGTAACGTAACAGGCCATTTTTCCGGGATTTTTTTGGAGAAAAACGCCGGGCCTTCCGTGCCCCGCGTGGTCTTTTCCCCCCGGAAGGACCCAAACAGGGGGGTGGGCCGCCGTGTGGTGGCCGGGGTGCCCATGCGGAGGTGCCCCGGCCGATGGTGCCGGGCTACGTCCTCTCGTGTACTGCGGACGCTACGGGGTGAAAGGAGGAAAGCCCCCGCGCCTGCGCTCCGCCCGGCTCTGGCATGGAAAGGGGAGGGCCGCCAGGTATTCCCCTGGTTGCCCTCCCGTTCCATGGTATCAATATAGCACAGTTGACCGTCCAAAAGCGTCCACACTTTCAGCGCCTCTTGTTTGCCTCCTGGAAGTCCTCCAGCAGTTTACCCGTCCGCTTGAACTCCAGTAATTTATCCATGGCGGCGTTGTAGTAGTTGAACACGGCGGACCTGCTCATGTAGATTTCCCTGGCGATTTTGTCCCACGGCTTGCAGTCTATGTGCCGCATTTCCACCACCGTGCGCTCTATGGAGTTTTGGGGGAGTAGGTCTATCAGGTCCATAACGTGCAGGACGGCTTTTGCCATTGTCTGCCGGGACAGGAAAAGTCAACCTTCCCCTTGCATTTTGCAGGAAGCTGTGCTATACTACACACTAATAAACCAAAAAGGAGACGGTGAGCCCTCGTGGACGAACCTCCGCCTAGTTGCAAGTACATAATGGAATCGGTCAGGGACAGCCTTACCCGCGGGGGATAGGGTTGTCCCTTTGCGCGTTGATTTCAAAACTGAAAGAGTTGGAGTTGAATATTTTCTT